GCCACGTCTCCGGAAGCCTGATACGAATGCACGCCAACGGGGACGTGGAGGTGACCACTGGCGGCGACGGAGCCGTGAACGTAGCCACGTCGGGGAGGGGCGGCATCAGCCTGTCCACCTCCGGGGCCGGCGGCATCGCGGCGACGACCACCGGGTCCGGGACCATCCTCCTGAAGTCCCCCAACCCCGTCACGATCGACGCGGAGCTGCGGGTGACCAAGGAGGTCACGGCCATGTACGGCACGGCGGACAGCGTGACAGTCAGCCAGCACGACCACGGCAACACTGGGTCGATTGCTGCCGGCACCCATGTGCCGAGGCCGGGGAGCTGACATGCCTGATCTCTACTGCGAGTGGAACAGTGATCTGATCGTGACGCCCTGGGGCGGGGTGCAGTCGGCGACAGGCTGGGACAACGTGCGTCAGCGCATCGTGCGCAGTCTCATCACTAACTCGGCCCAGGTGCTGCCGGATGGCGCCACCACCGAGCCGGACTACGTGTATCACCCGAGCTACGGTATCGGGGCTGGCTCTCTGGTGGGTCAGAATCCGACGCCAGCCTACCAGATGAGCCTCATCGCTCGAATCAACCAGGCGGTCCTCCAGGACGTGGCAGTGGATCCTGGGTCTCTGCCCACCGTGATCTTCCGCAACCCGCAGCCAGGGACCTGGGTAGTGTACATATCGGTGAAGCTCAGGGACCAGACTACTGGGCGGCTGGCCGTTAAGATTGTCGAATGACCATTCCCAGCAAGACCTGGGGTCAGTTCGTACAGGACATGACCAATGCCTGGGGCGCCAGCCTGGGCATAGTGCCGGTACTGCCGCCAGGCGACTTCCTGCTAGCTGTCTTCGAGTCGTTCGCCACGCAGCTTGACTTCCTGCAGGCCCAGGCGTTCCTGATTCTTACGCTGACCCGAGCCGCTACCTCGACGGGTGCGGACCTCGACACGTTCTTCGCAGACTTCGACTTCCCTCGCCTGCCGGCCACGTTCGCAACTGGGCCGGTGATCTTCTCCAGGAACCTGCCTGCCCCGTCGCCCACCCCGATCGGTGCCGCCACTCTGGTGGGCGGGGTGTACCAGGGCGGGACACTGGTCCAGACGGTCGGCGGCGCCAACGTGTTCCGGGTGGTGCCGGACACCACGCAGACGACCTATGATCCGATCTCGAACAACTACGTGCTGCCAGCAGGTGCCACCTCACTCCAGGCTACGGTGGTGGCACTGGTGGCTGGGAGCAGCTCCAACATTGCTCCTGGTGCGCTGCAGCTGGGCTCGCAGCTGGCAGGCATCGACACCGTCCTCAACCAGGTGCCGATCGCCAACGGAGTGGACCAGGAGAGCGACGCAGCCTACCGGGCGCGGTTCATACTGTACCTCAGCACACTGGCCAAGGCCACCTACTCGGCGATCATCGCAGCGGCGCAGGGGGTGCAGCAGGGCCTGCAGATCTCGGCGGTGGAGAATCAGACGCCGCAGGGCACGCCGCAGCTCGGGTGCTTCACGGTGTTCGTGGACAACGGCACCGGGTCGCCCGGTGCAGCCCTGCTGGCAGCTGTCTACGCAGCCGTGGACGTAACCAGGGCCTTCTCGATCCAGCCATTCGTGGCGGCCCCGTCGATAGTGAACGCTACAGTCGTCCTAGGCGTCCGGCTAGCTGCCGGTACTACGCTGGCGGCGGTCCAGGCGCTCGTGGGGGCCGCAGTTGCCGAGGTCGCGGACGAGCTGCCAGCTGGCGCGACTCTATTCGTCTCTGCTGTGGAGCAGGCAGCTCTCACAGTGCCGGGGGTACTGGCTGTCCAGCCGGGCACCCTCGTCAACGGGGTGGCTGCGGACCTCGTCCCCTCCCCGATCTCCGAGGTTCGGATCGCGCTCTCCAACGTGCAGGTCGGACAGTACTGATGGTGACTACTGTCGCTACTCTGTCCCCTGCTCAGTTCCAGCAGAGGCTGGCTGCTAACCTGCCTCCTGGGTGGTCCGGAGCTGACGCTCTCCAGAGTGGCGTATCCGGGACTCTGCTGAACTCGGGCGGCCAGGGATTGTCGTTCCTGGTCCAGCAGCTGCAGTATGTGCTGGCTGCGACCAGACTGACGACTGAGACCGCGCCTGAGTTGGACTTGGCGAGCGTGGACTTCTTCGGCTCTGCGCTGCCGCGACCATCGGGGATGAGCGACGCGGTCTTCGCGCAGTTGATCATCGACAGTCTCTTCAAGTCGGCCGCGACTCGACCGGCCATCGCTGCCGCGCTCCAGAAGCTGACGGGACAGGCTCCGCGCATGCTGGAGCCGTGGAACATCTTCGACACTGGGGTGTGGGGGCGCACTAGCTACTGGAATGTGGACACGCTGGCCAATCCGGCCAGGTGGGCCCCGACTGGGCTGCAGTATCAGGGCTTCGTAGAGACCATACCTGCGGCCGTCCCGGCGATCGGGCCCAACAACCCGATCTACTGTTGGGGCAGCGGCCCGCTGGGGCCATACTGGAACGTGCCTGGGTACTTCTTCGCCACGATCGCCGCCAACCCAGGTCGGTCGGTCTACGACGTGATCAACGAGCTGAAGGCTGAGGGGACCACGGTCTGGGTGAAGTTGGTCGGCGGTGCGCCGCCGAGCGGCACGATCGTGGCCCCCGGCGTCCCGACTACGATCGTCGTGGGTGCGATCACCTCGAGCTCCATCGCCCTCTCGTGGACAGCGCCGACTGTCGGAACGCCACCATTCTCCTACCTCGTGCAGTACAGGGTGACGGGGACCACGGCGTGGCAGATCGGACCGCTGTCGTCCATCACCTCAGCTGTCGTCGGCGGACTGGCGGCCAGAACTGCCTACGACCTGACCGTCACCGCGCAGAACAGTGCCGGACTGGCGACCTCCGTAATCGTCCACGGCACCACTCCAGCCGTCCCTCCTGGGCCAGCCACGAACCTTACCGCCACGCTGGTGCAGGCCACAGCAGTCACTCTGCTCTGGTCTGCGCCGACTGTCGGCACGCCGCCATTCAGCTACGTCGTTCAGTACAGGATTCTCGGCACCATACCATGGAGTACATTCACGGTTGGGGCGGGAACCATCGGGGTGACAGTCATCGGACTGTTGCCGGCCACGACCTACCAGTTCGAGGTTCTCTCGACCAACTAGGGCACTGCTATGTCCGCAGCACCAGGACCCGCTCCTGCCACCAATCTACATGTGGTCGCGATCTCGCCCACGAGCATGACGATAGGGTGGACTCAGAACGCGACTGGGTCGGGAGTCTCCTACGAGATACGCACTCGTGTCACTGGCACCGTCGGGTGGAATCTCCGCCCACGCTCCACGACCGGGAGTCAGCTGACCGTCTCCGCAGCTCCGGCTACACACTACGATGTGGAGGTTCTGGCCAAGAACACCATGGGAACAAGCACCTCTGCCATCCTTCAGGTGACCACACCAGCACAGGGAGTGGCCCCCGGACCACCGACTGCGCTGACGCCGTCCAGCATCACCACCAGCTCCGTGGTGCTCAACTGGGCGAATACCTCCATCGGCACCACGCCCATCACCTACCAGGTGCAGCAGGCCCCCCCAGGCTCACCTCCCGCATGGGTCAACGTCGGCAGCCCAGTGTCGGGAGGTCCGCTCTCGGTCAGCGGACTCCTCCCTGCCAGCAGCTACCAGTTCCAGGTGGTGGCACAGAACTCTGCTGGCTCCACGCCCTCGGCCGAGGTCAGCATCACTACTCTGGCGGTTCTGCCCACAGCACCAACTGGCCTGGCGGTGGTCGGCAGTCCCACAACGACCACGGTCTCCCTGCAGTGGGTCGCGTCTAGTGCCGGCACGCCGCCCATCACCTACGCGGTGGGGTTCAGGCAGACACTGCTCGGTGGCGCATTCGTGGCCGGGCCGACCACTGCTGGCACCACCGCAACGGTGACTGGTCTCGCTGCCGGCACGCTGTACGACTTCGAGGTCACAGCCTCCAACGGAGCAGGCACCAGTCCACCGTCCGCAGTCCTCTCTGGCGTGTCCACGCAGTCTGGCAATGTGCTACCGTCGGCTCCGCAGAATCTGGTGTCCACTGGCGCAACGCAGAACTCGGTGTCGGTCAGCTGGACGCCGCCGGCGCAGGGCACGCTGCCACTCCTCTACACCCTACAGTACAGGCCGCACTGATGGCAGTCCTAACCTTCAGCGACAGCTTCTCGACGCTGCCGCTCCACCGCACCTGGCGGACCGGCGACAACTGGATGCTGATCGCGCCCGGCACCACAGATGGGCGCGGTGGGCCGACCGACGGAGAGAGCGGCGACCAGTGGTGGGCGAATCCGTTCAACCCGAGCACTCCGGGGACGTCCGGCCTCTACACCCTGGCCCCTGGCGGCGGGCTGCGGATGGGCCTGATGGTGACCCCTCCGGGGGACGCGGCGTACATCAATGGGCAGGCCGGCGCCACCATGCCGTACTGCGGCGCCCTGCTGAACTCGTCGATGAACATCGACCAGAAGTACGGATACTGGCAGTTCGTCGTCTCGGTGCCTCGCATCCCAGGATTCACCTGGCAGGCCACCATCGAGAACGTGCAGCTCACTGGCCAGTTTCCGCCGGAGATCGACCTCCGCATCACCACCGACGGAAGCGGCGTGCAGACCGTCATATTCGACATCGCGCGCAACCCGTTCCCGGCCATCGACAGCTTCACCATCTCCAGTGCCCAGGGCTTCGACGCCAGCGTGTCCCACACCTATGCCTGGGACTGGGAGTCGGACTTCATCACACTCTACATTGACGGCGTCCAGCAGTTCCAGGCGGCGACATCGGCAGCTGACAACTACGACAGCAACCCGATGTTTATCTATATGCTGACAGCCGCCAACTACAGCGACTACGTCACTGCGGACCTGGGCATCGGCACGGTCGACCCCTCCCCGGCTCAGCTGCCGGCGTTCGCTCTGGTGTCCAGCGTCAACGTGTGGGACAGCAATCCAGGCGGCGGGCCACCTCCGCCTCCGCCCCCTCCGCCAGGGACGCGCAAGTTCGAGGACAACCCAGGTCAGGACGGGACCTTCTTCGTCTGCCCGTTCTTCACCAGCGCGCAGTGGCTCACCAGCGGGCCACTGATCAACATCCTGCGGAACGGCAGCTTCGGCACGCCTACCGGGGAGGTGCACCTGGCCTCCAACCAGGACAACTCCGCGCCGTGGTACAGAGGTCTTGGCGGTGCAGGCTACACCGACTGCACGGTGACGGACGGCACCAAGACGATTACGGCCAACCTGCCCATCGGCGCCACCCAGGAGCAGGGCGGCTCCGACAACAGTATCGGTGGGGCGGACGCCACACGTCCATATCTGGTCTGGTCGATACAGAACGCCACGATCAGCACCGGAACGGTGCAGCCTGGGTGCACCATCAGAGGCGACAACTTCACAGTTCAGGACGGCAGCGGTCCGTACATGATGGACGCCGTCACTGGGAACTTTGGGCAGAACAACACTGCTGGCGGCATCCAGGACTTCGAGATGGCGCTGGCGCTGGCCGACCCGAACTACGTGATCCAGCACATGCTGTGCTTCGAGCTGGACGCCAGCCAGATGAGCAGCAACGGCCCAATCTGGCCGCTGCTCGCCATCGACAACTCGTTCCCCAACACTGGGGGACTGTCGCAGGGCTACACCATCGGCATCCCGGCCAGCGTGCCCCGCCCAACCGGCATGAGCCGAGGGATGGCGCTGCTGTGGGACGTCTTCCAGCAGTTCGGTGGCTTCTTCTACAACCAGAGCGGCAACGGCTGCATCTCCATCGTCTGCTGCAACAACGACCCGGCGCACAACGCGCTGGCGCAGGACATCGCCAGCAGCTTCAGCGCCATCGTCGCGCACCTCTGCATCCTGAGCAACCAGTCCGGCATCTCCTCGATGAAGGGCTACGTGACTGGTGCGCAGTATGCATTCCCGCCACCACCCAAGCTGGACCTCTCGCCGACCGGCGGGAACTACGTGCTGCCCAGCAGCTTCGGCGCATGGTACGGGAACACCAACTACAGCAACGTGCTGGGTCCGCTGGTCGTGCCGGTCCCCCCGGCATCGTCCACCATCGGCGTCGCCACGCCGGGGCAGCAGTCCACAGCCTCGGGTTTCCCGGTCACCGGCACGCTAGGCAACTACACTGCCCCGCCCACGCTGCAGTATCGCGACGACTCCGGCACCTGGCTGGCTCTCCCGGGCGGAGCCACGGTGACTACTACCACGTTCACCTTCCAGCACCCGGCAATGTCGGCTGGAACGCACACCGTGTCGGTGCGGGACGCTAACAATACGTCGATCGCTGCGAGCAGTGGCTCGTTTCTGGTCACGTCGCCGACGCAGACTGTCATCGTCGACGCTGTGCCCTCCGGGGCACTGGTCGGCTCCCAGTACACCATGCGCGGGACGCTGTCCGGCTACACCGCGCCGCCAGCCACGCTGACCTATCAGGACGACGGTGGGGTGGTGCACGTCCTCCCGACAGTGGGGACGACGGTCACCACCACCTCGTTCGTGTTCAGACACCCCGGCCTCTCTCCGGCCGGCAGCCACACGACCGTGGTCGCCGACGGGCAGGGCACCAGTGGGTCCGTCACCTACGCCGTCGGGACTCCGTCCGGCAGCGCCTCGATCAACCTGACCGTCATCTCCCCAGGCGGCAGCAGCATCACCGACTCGCACGGCAACACATGGACCGTGTCCCCTGGCGGGCTGGTGTGTCTGAACGGCATCGAGGACACCACCTCGAGCAACGTGATCGAGATGGCCTACGTCAGCAACCTGACGTGGTACGAGAACTCCTCGAACCAGTGGTTCTCCAAGAACAACGCCACCGACGCGTGGAATGGCCCGCAGACCAGCCCGCTCGGGACGCAGCCCATACTGTTCGTGTCCCCGCCGTCCGGCATCTCGCCAGCCACGCCGTTCCAGGTGGTTGGCTCCGCCGCCAACTACGCGACCATCCCAGTCCTGACCTTCGCCGACGACGGCGGTGCGGCGACTGCCCTGCCTGCCGGCGCAGTGGTCACTCTGACGAGCTTCACCTTCACTCACCCAGGCATGTCGTCCGGCCCGCACACGCTGGTAATCTCCGACGGCACGCACAGCACCTCGGCTGCCTACTCGGTGGCGACCGCTGGCTGGATCGCTCTCCCGTCGCAATCTGGCACGACCCTGACCGTGCCAGGTCTGCTGCCCGGCACGGCCTACGACTTCGAGGTGTTCGCCTCCAACGTGGCCGGACAGGGTCCGTTCTCCGCCATCCTGACGGCCTCCACCTCCCCGACTGCCGTGGTTGTGCCGGGCGCGCCGACTGGCCTGACCTCGACAGCTGTCAGCACTACCACGGTGAGCCTGACCTGGACCGCGCCAGTCGTCGGCACCCAGCCACTGACCTATCAGGCGCAGTGGTCCCCGACTGGTCTGAACACGTGGACCAGCATCCCCGTGGTGTCCACTACCTCGGCCCAGGTCACCGGACTGGTGGCTGCCACGACCTACGACTTCCGCGTGAGCGCCAGCAACACTGCGGGCACCAGCCCGTTCTCGGCCATCTACACAGTGGCGACAGCGGCCACTGTGCCAGCCACAACGTTCAATTCCGCCGGGGCCAGCCCGACGGTCACGTTCTCCAACCAGAACCTGACCGCCACGATGGGCGGCTCGTCCACACCCTACAGCACACCGCAGACTGTGGTTGGCACGACTGGACAGGGCAGCGGCAAGTTCTCCTTCCAGGTGACCCTGAATGCTGTCACCCAGAACCTGAGCGTGGGCCTCGCGAACGCCAGCTTCGTCTTCGGGCAGATAGGGGGAGGCGGCTCGGACGCCAACTCCGTGGCTTTCTACCCATCTACCGGCGCCGGGTCGCAGGGTGCGCTGACTGCGTACTTCAACAGCTCGCCCATCATGAATCCCTCGACCTTCGGGGCAGGGGACACTGCCGGGGCAGTCCTCACCTTCCTGGTGGACGTGACGAGCGGCCTATTCTGGGTGACCTCGCCGGCCATGGTAGCACTCTACGGAGCGGGGGCGTGGAACGACGCTCCGGCGAGCGCTGCGATGAATCCGTCCAACGGCACCGGCGGACTCCCGATCGGGGTGGCCGGGGCGCTGTTCATCATGGTGGACGCAGGGGAGGGCGGCGGGAGAGTCACCCTCAACGCTGGCTCCTCCGCGTTCGTCGGGCCTGCGGTCATCCCCGCGCAGTTCCCACCGTGGGGTGGCGGGACGATCGTGGTCGTGGCTCCGGGCACCGTGACTGGGCTGGCTGGTGTGGCGTCGCCGAATCAGGTGGCTCTGACCTGGGCGGTGCCGACCGGGACACCACCGTTCACCTACACGGTGCAGTACAAGCTGCACTCGGCTGGAACGTACACCACCTTCGGGACCTCGACCTCCGCGAGCACGACCGTGACCAGTCTGGTGGCCAGCACCTCCTACGACTTCCGAGTGTTCGCCTCCAACGGAGCGGGGAGCGGCGCAACCTCGGCGGTGCTCACGCTCAGCACGACGGCTACGCTGGCCCTGCCGGGGCAGACGCAGGGCGTGAGTCTGAGCGGAGCCACGAGCAACTCGATCGTAGTCTCCTGGCAGGCACCGTCCAGCGGCGGACCTCCGACCAGCTACCAGGTGCAGTTCAAATTGTCCTCCGCCTCGACGTTCGGGAACTTCCTGCCGACCGTCACCGGACTGACGGAGACAGTGACTGGGCTGGCCGCCAGCACGTCCTACGACTTCCGAGTGAGTGCCACCAATGCTGCAGGCACCGGACCGTTCTCCTCTCCTGCGGTCACTGCGAGCACGACCGCCGTCGGGAACCTCACGGCTGCCATCAAGGCGTGGATGATCAGCCTGGCCGGGAGTCAAGTCATCAGTGGGCAGAAGATACCGGGCGCGACCAACGACCTGAGCGCCATGAACAACATCAACGCGCAGACCGGCCACTTCCCCGGACTGATCGGCATTGACTACTGGAACGACGGCGCACCTCCTGGCGCACCGACCTACTCGGGGAACACCGGGGCCATTCAGTGGTGGAACGCAGGCGGCATCATCACGCTGTCCAACATGACGCCCAACCCGCAGGGCGGCGGCGCTCAAAACATCACCGCGTACGATCCGAACACGGTGGTCGCCGGCACGGCAATCAACAATGCCTGGAACGTGATTCAGGACGGAATCGCGACTGGTCTCGCGCAGCTGCAAGCGGCGGGAGCTGTCGTGATCTATCGACCGTTCCACGAGAATGGTGCACCTGGCCTCTGGTGGTGGAGCGAGCCCACCCAGGCGCAGTTCATCGCGCTGTGGCAGAACCACTACAATCGACTGACGGTGACGCACGGACTGACTAATCTGCTCTGGCTATTCAGCTCCGGTCCGCAGATCAACTACCCCGGCGACTCGTTCGTCGACTTCCTCGGGGCGGAGGGCTACACGAACGACCCCGCGAATAGCACGAACTACGGCGACATGATCGCTCCGCCGGGCCACGGCAAGCCGATCGTGCTGGCCGAGTTCGGGTCGGGGAGTCCGAGCTTCGGCGACTCCAGCTTCGACGAGCAGACGCTGATCAACGCCCTGAAGAACCCCAGCGGCATACCGCTGTGCATCTACTTCCTGAACTGGAGCAACAGCTGGTCGATCGACAACATGACGAACGCCAGCGGCGCACTGAACGACCCCCACGTGCTGAACAGGGACCAGCTGAACAGACCGACCTCCGGAACCCTGGCCCTGCCTGGGCAGGTGACCGGCCTGCTGGCCAGTTCTCCCGACCCGACTGACGCGAGTCTGACCTGGAGCGTTCCGTCCAGCGGCGGCGCGCCAGCCAGCTATCAGGTGCAGTTCAAGCTCTCGACTGTGACCACCTACACCACGTTCGGGTCGGTCAGCGGAACGTCTAGCACTGTCTCTGGGCTGTCCCCCGGCACCACGTACAACTTTCGGGTGCGGGCGGTCAACTCCACCGGGAACGGAGCATTCTCCGCCGTCGCGACGACCACCACGCAGGTGGTCAGTGGCGGAGGGCCGGGACACGGACCGGCCGAGTTCGTCCCGGCCACCCCGCAGGTGTTCACTGGTCGCGGCAACGGCACCGGCCCGAACTGGGGCAACATCCGGGTGTCCGACAGCGTGTTCGTGGACACGCAGCAGGGCATCCCGTTCGGCAACATCACCTACACCACGATGGAGAGCAACGCCACTGCCTGGGCGGAGTTCGGGCGCTATGGCGAGATCAAGAATCTGTACGAAGGATGCACGGCCTGCTTCCTCGCCGATGGCATCGTACTCGGACCGCCGGATGTGCCGCTCGACCCGAGCGGATTCGTCTACTACACGGCCGGCAACTACTCGGGCGGCGCAATCATCTGGCGCTACGCGGGAGACAACGGCAGCATGGTCATCAACGACTTCAGCGCCGGTCGCGGAGACTACATCAATATTCGCGGTGACTTCCAGGGAGCGGGGGTGACGGTGACGTATCCCGGGGGAGACACGCACATGGTGGTGAATGCCACGGGCGGCCTGATCTACATCTACGGCGTCCAGTACGACCCCAACACGATAGCCTGGGACTAGGAGCTCTCTGAATGGTCGACCGCACCATCATCGCGCCGTTCGAGCAGATGCGCGACTACGACTTCGTGTCGTTCGAGCACGACGTCCTCGTTGGCATGGGCGCGCTGGAGCAGGATCTGCTGAGCGGCCTGCCGACGACTGTGGTGGCTGGGCTGGCGGCCACGCAGACCTCCCCGGCCAGTCTCGGGGTGTCTCTTCGGGCCGGACGGATCTACTCTCTCCAGGTGGCCGACGCAGTGTCGGTCGGGTCGATACCTGCGGACAGCACGGTCATCGTTCAGCAGGGGCAGAGTGCTGCGCAGTCGGTGGTGATGGTGCCGCCGGCCACCGGGCAGAGTCAGTGGAATCTGATCCAGTGTCAGTGGTCGCAGCAGGATGCGGTCCGCGCCGGCGACCCGAACGGCGGCATCGTTCCGTTCTACAACTCGACGAACCCGACGATCCCCCTCCCGACCTCCGTGAACACGGTGCGCCAGGGCAGACTGATCGTCCAGGTGCTGACCGGATCCTCCGCCGCCACCGGGAGCGAGGTGCCGCCGACGCCCTCCACCAACTGGACACCGCTCTACCTGATCGATCTGGTCGGGGGGCAGACTACCATCTCCACGGCCCAGATACTGACGGCGGGACCGTCGGTCGGGACTGGGGTGCCGAGCAACTACCCGCGCGCTCCGTTCCTGGCCGGCCTGCTGGCCTCTCACCACTCGGGTGCGCTGGGGCAGGCGCCGAGGATCAATCTCTCGACCGAGGTGTCGGGCATCCTGCCCTACGCCAACATGTCGCCGGTCCGGATACTGCTGACCGGCACGCTGAACCTCTACGTGTCTCCGTCGGGGAGCGACGCCAACCCAGGCACCACCCCTGGTTTCCCGTTCCTGACGATCCAGGCAGCCATCAATGCTGTCTATCGAAACTATGACTTCAACGGGAATAGCTGCGCCATTAACCTGGCGAACGGCTCCTATGGGGCCGGGGTGGGCGCAAGTGGGTACATCGGCAACTTCTCTGGCCTCCCGCTAGGGATGCCAGCTGGCGGGCTGGTCCTGATCGGGAATACTGGCTCGCCTGGTAGCGTCACCCTGATCGCGACAAATGCGAATGGACTGAGCATCGGGAACGGGGCATACGTCATCTGCCAGGGTGTCACCATTCAGGCGTCGGGGACAGCGAATACAGTATTCGGTGGGCAGGGCTATGGTGTCACTGTTGGCACTGGCGGTGCGCTCCAGATGTCGAACTGCGTGATAGGGTCCTGCGGGAACGCACAGATCTCGGTCAATAATTTTGGCATCTTCTCGAGCAATGGCGGCGGTCCCCTGACTCTGACTGGTACGACACCATACAGTCTGGCCTGCAACGGAGGGGGTGGTCGCCTCTTCGCACTCGGGTCGACATTTACCGTCACTGGTCTAATCTGCACCGGAGCCTTTGCGCTGGCGAGTGAGTGCGGCATCATCGACATCTTCGGCAACACCTTCTTCGGGTCGGCGACTGGGATCAGGTACAACGTCACCACCAACGGAGTGATCAACACCAACGGCGGCGGGGCGAACTTCCTCCCCGGCAACTCTGCCGGCGTATTCAGCAACGGTGGTCAGTATGTTTAATCCTCGCGACTGGTACTGGATCGTGGGGGCGAGCGGACCGCACCTCCCAGATGCCGACGCCGCGCACCCGGCGCACGACAGGGTCTACTCGAGCTCGAGAGGCGCATACGTGGAGGTGTCCGACCCGACCTACCGGGAGTGGCGGGAGGCGCAGCTGGCCGCGATTCCCTACGTGCTCGAGCCTGCCACTCGCATCGCGAACGAGGCTGAGCTCGACCAGGTGCTGCGGCAGTACGACATGAGGCTGGCGGGCTGATGGCTGGCGGGTGGGCGAGCGACGGCGCGTGGGCCAACCTGACGGACATCGGGACAGTGGCCGGCTCCTCGACCGGCACCACGCTGACGTCCAGCGTCACGCCCTTCACGAAGGGCTCGTACACCACACTGGTGGCCAGTACGACGCACGATGCGTGTGCTCTGTGGATCGGGTACTACAACGGACCCTCCTCCGGGACCCAGCTGAGCTTCGACGTAGCCGTGGGTGGTGCCGGGTCGGAGCAGGTCATTCTTCCCGACGTCGTGGTCACCAACCAGGGGCCGCTGACCCTATCCTTCGTCGTACCCCTCCACGTGGCTGCCGGCACTCGCATCTCCGCCAGGTGCATGAGCACGGTGGCGTTCGCGGACAGCCTGATCGTCTTCGCCGGCCTGATCGACGGGGAGTATCACGCCAGCGAGGGTCGGGCGATGGTGGACACCTACGGGTTCACAGCCGCTAGTATCCAGGGCACGACTGTGGACCCTGGGGCAACGCCGAATACCAAGGGGGCCTACGCCCAGCTGACGGCCAGTACCAGCAACGACCTGCAGGGGCTGTGGCTCGACCTCGATACGCTGAACGTGACCAGCAATCCCTCGACCACCAACGGCAACATACTGATGGACGTGGCCGTCGGCGGGGCCGGGTCCGAGCAGGTGATCGTACCGAACCTTCCGTGCCAGAAGATTACTACTGCTACCAGTAACGGGTTCACTGTCCCGAACTTCCTCCCACTGTTCAACGTGCAGATACCCCTGGGCTCGCGCATCGCCGTGCGGTGCCAGTCCACCGCCAGCGCAGCCACCAGCAGACTGATCGGCGTTACAGCACACGGAGTCCGACTGTGACCCTCGCCCTAGACGCCTCCGGGACCCAGACTGCGGTGATCAGCACGGAGCACATCCTCGACACGCCGACGGTGGACGCGGCCTACGTGTTCGAGGTGGACACCACCAACATGGCTCTCGGGGACGTCCTGGAGCTGCGAGTCTACGACATGGTGGACGGAACGAACTACCGGCAGGTGTGGAAGACCACGTGCGCGCACGTGCAGGTCAACGTGGGGAAGGCCTCCCCGCCACTGTCCGCGACCACGCAGGCCAAGATGACGCTGAAGCAGATCGCGGGGACCGGGAGAGCGTTCCCGTGGAGAGTGTACAGGTACACGTAGGAGACGCCAGATGGTGAAGTCCGTTTTCAACGGAGTGGGCTATCTGCTCTCGGACGACACAGCGTCCGGGGGCGCCAGGGTGGAGGCCGACATGCTCGGCTGCTACCACTGCCAGAGACTGATGCGCAGGAAGCTGTGGGCCGACGACGGTGGCTTCTGCCACTGCTGCGACGGACCCATCTGCGGGAAGTGCGCAGACGGAATGCTGACGCGTGGGTGCGAGAACTACATGCGTCAGTTGGAGGGAGCGCTCGAGGATCAGTATCGGCGCGACCAGAATGCCCGTGTTCTCGGAACCTAGCAGGAGACCGTAGAAGATGCCTACCTTCACCGCCGGCAACGGGGCGTTCACCCCGTCGACGACCAACGACAACTGGACCCTGGACGCCGTCGGTACTGGCGTCTTCGGGAAGATCGTTGCAGTAGGGTGGGGCGGAAGCCTCACCACCTCCACTGGTTACCGCACCCGGTGGACCCGACCGACTGCTGCGGGCACTGGCGGCAAGACCGCCCTGGTGATTGGGTACCATCAGCCCAACTACACCACGGCAGCCTTCACCGCGACCAGCACCTACGCCACCACTCAGCCCACCCTCGCGGCCGATCCGGGCGGCAACCTGTTCGCCCAGAACTGGAACGCGCAGGGTGGCGTGGGTCTGATCGTGCTGCCGCTGGCCAATCCGTGGTTCGTGGCCACCGGCATCCTGCAGGGGGCGTTCTCCTGCCGGAACACGGCGGGCGTGGATGCCTCCGGGTCCTCGTACGAGGTCACCTGGGAGGAGTAGCCTGAGCAACCTGGGCTGGTCTGGTCAGCCAGCCCAGGCGACTACTGTGAGCTGAGGCATGTCATACTCAGTCTACTATGGCCTGCTGGCAGAGCTCCCGTCCGGAGCTCTGGCTGGGGCAGCCGTCACTGGGCTCGTAGCGCTCCAGGAGGCACCCCAGGACCAGCTGCGGCCGGCTCAGCTCAGCGTCCGCCTCTCGCCGGGGCGGGCGACGGGCAATGTTGCCCCGATCTCGCACATCGGGAGGGTGTGGACCTCCCAGGAGTATCCGTACCACCCGCTGCCGCAGCTCCGCGTGGGGCTGCAGGCCCCGCAGGTGGTCACTCCGGGCCAGCCTACCACCAACGTGCGGATCGCTCCGCAGGATCCGTGGCACCCGAGCCCCAGGCTGTGGCCAGGCGTCTCTCCGAGGAATGCTGCGCCTCCGGGAATCGTGGGCTCGTACGTCCTCCGGCAGGAGCAGCCGCCCTGGTATCCCGCGGTCATGTTCGCGGGCGTCCAGGGGCCGAGCGTCCGTCCGCCCGTCTACGATCGCATCTCCCTCCGGCAGGAGCTCCCGGGCCATCCCCTCCCCGCTCTCCGGGCTGGGCCGACCGGGCAGAATGTACGGGTGCCGGTCACGGACAGACTGGTCAGCATCCAGCAGTTCCCGGACCACCCGCAGTCGCAGCTCTGGTCTGGCGTCCAGGGACCGAACGTCCGCACTCCGGGAGCGGACGCACTAGTCGGGAGGCAGGAGCAGCCGAGCCACCCTCCCTCGGTGCTCGCCTCCGGGCCGGTCGGGCAGAATGTGCGCGTGCCAGTGATGGACCGCATCGCTGTCGCGCAGCAGCTGCCCGACCACCCGGCCTCTGTCTTCCGCTCCGGACCTCCGGGGCCGAGCGTCGCCCCTCCGGGCATCGTGGGCTCCCTGGCCACCCGGCAGGAGCAGCCGTGGCACCCCGCCAGCGTAGCGTGGCCGGGCAGGGTTCCCGACGCCCCGCTTCCAGCGTTCCCGCTCGGGGGCTCAGGCCTGATCGGCCGGCAGGAGCAGCCACCGCACCCAGCCCCGGCGCTATTCGCTGGCCAGCAGGGACCGAACGTGCGGCCTCCGGTGCAGGACACGATCATCCTGCGGCAGCAGCAGCCGGACTGGCAGCAGCCCATCCTGCTCTCCGGGCCGGTCGGGCAGAACGTACAGATCAAGATCTCGGACCTCGTCCTCTCCCGGCAGGAGCAGCCCTGGCATCCGTCGCCTGCGCTGGCCGCCGGGCCGCAGGGACCGAGCGTTCGCTCGCCAGTCTTGGACCGCATCGCTGTCGTCCAGCAGCAGCCCGACCACCCACCATCCATGCTCAGGGCAGGCCCGCCAGGCGCGAGCGTCCTGACCAAGGTCGTCGACTGGGTGCGCGTAGCCCAGGAGCTGCCGTGGCATCCGCTGCCTGTGGTCCTCGCCGGAGTGCAGGGGCCGAACGTCTATACCAGGGTAGTGGACTGGCTGCGAACCACGCAGGAGGCCCCCTACCACCCGTCCTCCTCCATGCGGGCGAGCATCCAGGGGCCGAACGTGGCCCTGCCCGGTAGCATCTCCTCCTACGTCGCCCGCCAGGAGCAGCCCTGGCATCCCCTGCCGTCCTTCCTGGCCGGGGTGCAGAGCTCGCTGTTCGTGCCACAGGTCACGCGCTCGATCTTCGTCCGGCAGGAGCAGCCCTGGCATCCCATCTCCCTGCCGCAGGAGAGCGCGACTCCGGGCATCTTCGTCAACCGCCCGTTCGTGATCGGTCGCCTGGTGACGCTGCGCACGGACGCCACCACCACGATGCCGCTGCCCTACCTGGACCAGTGGCCGCCGAGCACGCCTCTGGACAGCGACCCGTACACCGTCAACATG